TACCATCTATTTCAATAGTAGGAAGTCCTGCTTCAAACCAATAATATAAATTATAGTTTAAAAATTTATTTTCTGATATAGGAGGCCGCCATGTAAAATTTTCTCCTTGGAAAAATCTATTATAATCGAACGAAGTAGCATCTATTTCTTCAACATCACGACGCATATTATTAAGTATGTCGTCATATGTTATATGTAACTTAGGTTCGTCTATACCTTTATAATCACTAGTGACTGCAGGATCAAATTGATATTGATTCTTAAGTGTAGAATTAGCATCGTAATAAAGATCAACGCCGTTGTTTACTAAACCTTTTTTACTACCATAATAACTATTTGCTCGTATTGCACTACCATTACTAACTAATTGATCTAATGTACCATCTAAAAACTTTTTATTAACATTAGATTTTAAATAATCAGGTAGTTGTTCGACAGTTTTTCTATAGCCGTGATCGTGCCCTGTTCGTCCTGGAATAGTTAAATTTTTATCGACTGCTTTTGCAGTTGATTTAAAATCTTTTGTCATGTTGTACTAATACCTATTCTTAAATTAGTTGCTGTAATTTGATCTATAATTTGCACATCAGCAACTTTTGCAGAACTTATAAACAGTTCGTCTGGTTCTGGTGTAATTTGAAATAAATTACCAAACAATGATGGAGCATCTTGCGGTACTATAACTATAGAAGCAACATCTCCGGTCATTTCTTTATGAATGTATGTGCTTAATTCTGTAAAATAAAATGTCTCACCAAAGTCCCAGTTTTCTATTGCAAAAAATTCATTAATCTTTTCTATTGCTTTGGCTCTAACTTCATTGTCTGTCAAAGAAGTTCCTGCTGTTTTTACAACTTTAAATTTTGCTCTTAATCCATGATCGGCACTTGCTCCAAATAAAATTTTATATTTTGCTGGAAAATATAAAATATGATCACTGGATGCTTTGTATTGTTCTAGAGCGGCATAATCTATTTTTAATTGTGCAGGATTAGCAGGAAGCGGACGAGTTATTTCTTTACCATCAGTTGTTAACCATGTTCTAAATAATGTATCGTATGTGTTTGTTAATATATATGTTTCTATAATATTAGTAACACTAGGATCTATTCTTAGATTTTCTAATGCAACATGCTTCCATTGGAATTTTAAATCTTTTCGTCCTGGATATGTTTCTGCTATTACATCTCCAGTTTCTGCTGGTACTGTATAATCATTTTTATCAAATGTTTTTGTTGTTAAATCTAGTGTTGTTGCTCCAACTAGTTCAGTAAACATTTCTGGATCATTAGGTACGCGATCATTTTCTGGATCTGCTACAGTAATAATAACTTTAGTAGGATCTACATAACCGTCTGCAAACACAAAGTTTTTAGTAATTTTAAAATTAAAATCACTAATAAACGGTACAATGTCTGCTGGTTTATTATTAATGTTTAATACAAGTATATCATCTCGTTTCTTTTTAAGTGTCTGACTATCTAATAATTCTAAATAACGAGTATTAAAAAATCTAACATCTAAGGTACTACCAAATACGTATCTTGTAATTCTACTAGTTAGGGTATATTGACTTGTAGTATATTCTACTTTTACTAACCAACTATTATCAGAATTAGTATTTGTTGTATCTCCTGCATTTGTTAAACTAAATGCACTAGTGCCTAAATTAGTAGCAGTAATAATATGCCATGTTCCTAATAGATAATCATATCTTATACCAAAATTTGTTTTTAAATTTAGTTGAGCAATAATTGCTGTCAACTCTGTTCCTGTGAATGTAGAATTATATCGAGGTAAAACTCTTTTAATAACAATTCCAGGACTGGCAGTATAACTAGGTACAATTCTGTTTAATCCAATTGTGCCTTCTCCATATACTGTTAATCCAGTATAATTTCCGTTAATGTCTAATACACCCAACCCACTACCGTCTACTGTTAATATAGTTGCCCATATAGTTTGATGTGTGTCTACCGGTTGTGTGGCACTTGCAATTAAAGTAGATCCATTGTTAGAGAACCAATATCCTGTTGGTGCTTCAAGTTCTATTAATGCGCCTTTCCTAAAATGCTTTGTATCTATTGTAGCTGTATCTCCTACTTTTTGTACTGTGCCACTTAAAGTAAAAAAGCCAGTACTTTGATTATTATTAGAAGTGGATTGATTCCATGTAATACCTGATGTTGTAGCAGTTATAATTGGAAATTTATCATAGTAGTAATTGAGTACTTCGTCATCTTTAACATAGTTAACAATATCTATATCAGCAATTTCTTGTGAAGATTTAACTGAAGGTAATAATATAGTAGAACGATTTTCTTTATATTCTTTATATATAAATCCATCATCACTATATACATCTAAATCTTTAAATGTTCCTGTCGGATCATTGATATCGCTATAGCGACTATGTCCACTGTGTGTTCTGTTAATTGCTCTAATTTTCTTTATGTTTGCCGCAGTTGAATAAGGGTAAACAGAATAATCTTGCGCCGTAATCATTCTATCTTGCGTTGCATACACTAGCGGAGCTGCTAATTGAATGTCTGCTATACTTTGACTAGTGCTACTATTACTAACTGTAGATTGTAAACTTACTAATAGTGTTAATGTTTCGGTTAACCCTGCTTTAGATGTATATGGAATAGCTACACGCTTTTCTGTTACATCTACTGGATGAACAATTATATTTTGTCCAGCACTTGTTCGATACCAAACTCTAATTATATCAGTAGGAACATCACCAAATCTTCCATCTGCAAATTTAACAGTAATTTGATCTTCATCACGTGTTACAACTTTGAATATTCTACGAATATTTTTTTGTAATGAGTTAAAAGTAATATTGTTGCCTACCAAATTATCCACTTTTGTCCATTCTTTTGTTATAGTGCCTGCTTCCGATATATTTTGCACCCATACATCACCTTCATTGATATCATCTACACTAACGTCTAGTGTTTGATTTTCGATAGGTGTTTCAATTAGAAAATCAGCATTTGCTAATGTTCCTTCTTTAAACATTACAAAAAATCCTGTGTTTCCAGAATCTATTCCTAACAAATCGTCGCGATATAGTATTCCTAAATTACCATTTGGATCAGGTGCATCTTCAAGTACAACTTTTTTATCTGTAAAATCACAACTAACAATTTCTAAATCTGTTGATATATTACTAATGGTAGCTGGTACAGAATATGTAATACTATTAGGGGAAGGAGTATCAACAACATATCTTTGAGTTTTAACACCATCTACAGTACCTTCATTACTTGGTGTACCAAATTGATAATTTACTTCGAACGCACTGTTAATAACAGTTATAAATTGTTCGTATATATCTGGGTCTGTTATAGCATCCCATCTAACCATAACATTTTGTAAATTATTATCATCTGAATCCGTAAGTATTTCAGATGTTTGAACTCCTACTATTTTAAGTAACCCACTTAGGTTAATATTTCTTTTAGGATTATAACCTAAAAAGTCTGCTAAACGTAAAACACTTTCTTTTCGTTCTGCTGTTGATAGAAAATTTTCTCGAGTATTTAGATCAATTCTAAATGCTAAATTGTGTCCTAAGAACGACATTAAATCTATTAATGCAATAAATTCACTTGAACTAATCCAGTCGTTGTAATCTTCTGGATAATTATTTTTAATGTAATTTATCATTGCAGCTCTAATAGTTTCGTAGTCATATGCTTGAAAATTTGAATTTTGGAAACTTTCATATACTACTTGATAATCTTCAGCTGCAAAAAGGTTATCTTGTCTTACGTTTTGTGCCATTAGTTATTCACCTTTATTAAAATTCAACAGTAGCATTTTCGTCAAATTTTATATTCAATGTTACTGGTTCTGTTGTAGGTACATATGTAAGAGATACTTCTGCATTAATTCCTTGTTCTTGCGATTCTCTTACTATAATACCATTGTTTTCCCACCTAGGATCTTTTGCTACGATGCGAGTTAAATCTTTTTCTATTTCCTCTTCTGAACTACTTGTAAATGGATCAAATAATATATCCCATGCAACACATCCAAAAGTTGGACTCATTACCCTTTCACCTTTACGGGTATGGATTTCATTTAGTAAATCTTGCTGAGCAAGATCTCTATCGTGTAATATTTTTGGCAAGGATAAATTGCCTTTTGTACTATATCCAACAAATTTGTATCGCATAATGTATGTATTTATAGGTTTATTAACTACATATATAATGGAATTATTAAGCGGCCCGCTTTGTTACTGTAATTAAATCTTCTGGCCAATCAATGTAAGGTAACCAATGATGATGTACACTAATTGGCCGCTTTTTAAGACGCTTAACTATATCCCAATAGGAAGGCATAAAGGAATTGTGCTTAATAGGTATTTCCTTATCGCATTTAATTTGGTTACAAGGTTTACAACATGTAACAACATTTTCCCACACCGATGCGCCACCTTTACTTCTCGGAATAATATGGTCTAATGTAAGTGTATCATTATTTGGTTTAATACCACAATACTGACATGTATAGGTGTCTCTTATAAAAACATTTTTCCTAGTAAAAGGAATTGTTCTTTCTAACGATATGTATTTTTTTAAAATAACAACAGAAGGAACTTTATACGCAACTTTTACTGTACTCACAACCCAAGTATCATATGTATTAACTACACCCATTGACTCACTAAAATAAGCCTTTATAGATATTTGCCACGGAACCACACTAAACGGTGCTAAACAAAGAGGGTTGCCATCTGCATTTAATATTAACGTATCACTCATGTTTCTGTAACCGGATCTGGCATTGTGAATAATGCTTTAACTCCATATTTAGGAGTGCGTCTTGCAAACACACACCACTTGTAAACTTCTTTATTGGGATAGTATTTTTCACAATATTCATTGAAACTTGTACCGGTAGTATAAACATCATCAACAACTAACACAGGATCTGTTGCATTACCTGAAGCATATACATTTAACCATTGTCCCAACACAACTCCCCCGCGTGGTATTCCTATTGCTGTCCTAAACGGTTGTGTTTGATAATCCATTATCATTTTTGCAATGCATTTCCATTCATCGGGGGAAATTGCATCACACTCTAATTTCCATGATAGAGGTAAACCTGCGTGGCTAATAAAGTCTCCCTCTGTAAATAATTCACTCATGCCGTTATAACTGTATTTGCCCAATCCCATGCTTCGCCCCATTGACGTTGCGTACCTGGATTAGGTCCTCCATGATATGTTTCTGCTTCCCATTTAGCAATAATAGCACCAACTATAATAGAGTTACTTCTATTTGCTAATGTTGTAAGTACATTTTCAGTAGTATCAATTGATTCTGCTTCTAGTTCCTTTAAAAGACTTCCAATATTAGTACTAGATTTATATATGGTTAATGCCTCACTCCACGGTTTACTATTAAAATGATCACTAACTCTTAATAGATAAAATAGTGCCGCCATACCACCTTCTAATGTTTGAAATCGTACCAACTTTTCATCATTTGTATTAACTGTTTCATAACCCAAAGCACCAAATTGATCTTGCCATGTAGCAGCTCCTGTCAAAGAAGCAGGCCACATTGCACCAGGATTATTATTACGTACGGTAGGAGTTCTACTAGTAGGACCATTAAATAACGAAGTGGTTTTATTTACTAATATTATTGCCTTCTTTCGTTCTGCAACAGTTAACCCTTCGTTAGGAAATTCTCCAAGTTCTTTAAAGTAAGCAGTTGCCATTTGTATTTTTTCATCAGATGTAGCTCTAGGATTTTGTAAATTACGATTAAGCCTATTAAGTGCATTTATTCTTTTATTGTCTGTATTTAATTTAGGACTATACCTACCTAATGCGGCAATCATTCCTGCATTCATTCCTAATCCTGTTAACAATTTATTGTTTGCTAATTTATCTGCTAGTCCATATGAATCATCATTTAAAATTTCCTTAATACAAGAATACGTTATTTTATTTGTTAATGTAAAAATTGCATAACCAGTTTTCAAAGCATTAAGTGCTAATGCATCATAATAATTTTGTGTAATTTCTAAACCTAAAGGTAATTCTCTTGCAAAAACTTTTTGTATAGTTTTTGTAACATTATCTGTATATAATTCTCTTGCTAATTTTTCTGTAATGCCTGAGGACATTGCTTTATCTTTTGCATCATATGTTGTTCCATATCCAATTTTATTACCCACAGGAACAATATTAAGTTCAGTATTTGCTAATAACACACCTATAAGTAAATCACTAGGTGAATTATTTTTTACTGCTACTTTAGTAGTAATATCAATGTCGGGATCTATTCCTAATAAATCTCTACTATCCCAATCTTTTTTATATTCTTCTGGTAAAGGCATTTTAATCATCCACCGGTGCTTCTGGATCTATATCATCTGCTTCGTCTGATGTACCAGCATATGGATATACGTTTGTTGGCATTTCTATCCAATGACATTGCCATGGCTCATGTTCTGGTACACGATTTGCAATAGATTCTTTAACAGTTACATTACAAGGCAAAGGAAATATTTCTGGCACTTCTGCTTCTGCTGCCTTTGGACCATTCATATCGATACGTTGTGCAGTTTCTCTATAATCGCCTGCACAAAGAATATTACCATTGCCATCTGCTGTTACGTTATAATTTTTAGCGGCCGCAAGTTCAATGCTACCTGTAAGTGCTTCAACTTTAACACCTCCAGCACCTAAACTTTTAATATCTATTTCATTTACTGCTTCTAAGGATATTCTATCTCCTGCTCTAAAATTAATAGATTTTTCAGAATTAATAGATATATCTCCAGAACTATAAACATCTATTTTACCATCCCCTTCATTATCACTCATTTCTATCCATGTTTCACCATCTGGAGTAATAATATAAATTAACTTTTCAGTATCATGAAATAATATTTGTCCACCACCTGCTGTACGTAAACGAATTAAACTATTATGATCTCCCGGATATCCAGGTTGTGGATTCCACCATTGTTTATCTTTTCCTGCAGGAGGCTCACTGTGGCCATCGTCCATAACAAAATGATGTTGCGCCGGTGTTGTTATTCCATATGCTTTAGTAGGATAAGGCCATCCTCTATGTGTTCCACTAGTTGATGTTCCTCTGATACCATCTGCATCTATACCTTGTTTTTTCAAAAAATCTATCATAGGTGTATGCATCGGTCGTTGTTCATGATCCCACCCTGATGTTTTCCAATTTTTTTCTGCTCCAGGACCATCACCGTCTACTGTTGGAGTCCAAGGAATGCCTGGAAGAGTAAATGTTCTATTTTCAGGTCCAATGGTGCCTATTATTGTAGCTTGGTCAATACTACCTCCAGGGAATGCTACAATAACTGTTACATTAATATCAGGAATAGGTAAAAATATTCCATAAGATTTTTGAGTATTATCATACACATCACCTTTTTTAGTGTCTGCTCTATTTGTAGCAGCTA